TCTCTAGATAAGCCTGTGCTGCCTCATGATAATCAGTACCCCTAGTAGTAGCAGCCTTGGTTATCTTATTAGCTTTCTCTTCTCCTATTTTCTTACGCCAATTAATAAAAATCTGTCTATTATAAAAAGATGTGACTGATGTAATAGATGGAACCCACTTACCACTTGGCAACTGATACAACCTACAACCAGGAGTTTCTCTTTTATCTAATTCAAGATCACCTAAAAAATTACAATGGGTAAAACTCATAAATTTAATTCCAATTTAGATAGTAGATATTCTTTACACAATCCTGACCTTACTATATCTTCTACACCAAACTCAATAATATCTACTGATGGCATAATCCTTAGGACATTCATGAAGTCATGAATACCATTCCTTTCATTCTGTTTAATCAAGTCAGTCTGAGTAGCATCTCCACAGAACATAATCTTGGAGTCTGTACCTATCCTTGTTATTATACTATCTAACTCATGAAAATTCAAGTTTTGAAATTCATCAACTATAACAATAGCTCTATCTAATGTTGTACCCCTAATGAATGATGTACTCCAGAATCCAATAGTCTCCTGTGCTTTAAGGTTGCCATACAGCATCTCAAAGTCTGCCTCACTAGGCATCTCAAACATATACTTAACCATATTCTTATATGGTATTTGATATAGGAAAGACTTATCCTCATGATCACCAGGTAAGAATCCAATCTCCCTAGTGGCAACAAGAGACCTTACAATGTAGATCTTATCGTATGGTGTAGAAGTATTTAAAACATCACCCAATGCTTTATAAAGAGTGATAAATGTTTTACCTGTACCTGCTGCACCATAAGCAACCAAGTTCTTACCTGTATCATAGGAATCAAACAAGGCTTTCTGATTATCAGTAAGGGCTTCTACGTCCCTTAACATATCAGTATTAATTGGTTTCTTTCTTTTCATCTGTTTAGATGTTAATCCAACTCCAATTGGTTGGTCTCCATTCTTTTTCTTTCTTGGCATATTAGTTAGTCCATCCACGCAGATTGAGTTGCAGATTCGTAAGATCCTTTCCTAGCTAATCTTCCAGAGATACCTCCAGACTTCTCAGCTTTCTTGAGGACTTCACCCCAACCAGGATTCTTATTAACTAGCTTATCTTTCCACTCACCAACTTCTCCTACGCCAGCACATCCTTGAGACCAGTCTTTATCCCAGTCAGGATTCTCTTCTCTCCATTTTTCATATGCAGTCATAGACATAGAAAGTTCTTGAGTCTCTCCAGTCTTTAGATTTTTCAAAGGATATGTTGGCATAAGTAAATTTTTGGGTAATTTTATTTAGATATTTTATTTAAACCAAATATCAGGAAATTTTTCGTTTGGGTTAGACTCATACAAATTCCAAACAACAGTTTTATCATTTAAAAAAAGAGAATCAGCTGAATCAAATGTCCTTTGTTTACCTGATGGGGAATGAATAGATTTAATTGAAAGATTACCAGCAACAACACATCTTTTTTCATCTAATCCATGTGGTTCTACCCTATGCAAAGACCAAGGTGGAAAGACTATAAAATCTCCTGCATCTTGTTTTGGATAGGTAGACTTACCATAGGAATCTATAAAAGCAAAACACTTTTTAGATGTAGGTCTAATGAAATGAACAAAAGAAAATAATTCTACAGAAGTAAAATGATCATGAGTAGAGTGAGATTCTTCTCCACTACCATAACTCTGCATCCAATATTGATAAAAATAATTTGTTCTTTTAAGAAGACCTAGATCTCCTAATGCCTTTTCAATTATTGCATCATATTTATCTTCCCAAATAGATTCTGGTCTATCTTCTTGAAAAGAATTAAAAGAAGTATGAATCACGCCACCAGAAGTCGCATTAAATTTTTCTAAAGATTCTACACAAGAATCTATCTCATTATCTGGATGATTAAAATTAGTACTCCAGATTATTAAACCCATTCTAATGCCTCAGCTACAATAGGGAACTGTTCATTAAAAATTGATCTACAATTTTCAGCAATTTGCATGTGTTCTTTCTGGGTTCCATGAGCAGAACGCAGATTAATATAGTGTATCCACGACCTCACTGAACCAGTCATGTATAGTTTAGTAGGTGTAGCAAGTGGTAGAACAAATCTAGCACACTCCTTTGCTATACCAGAATCCAACATATCCTTGTAGAGTTTCATCCCTTCAACAAAATGTCTCTGCATTTTAAGATCAAAATCTTGAACCACAAAAGGATCTAAGTCATCAATAGAGTTCTGTCTATTCTTATCATCCTGTCTTCTTAATTCTGGTAGAGGAATAACTTCACCAAGCATACTACTATCAGCATACCTTTGAGAGAACTCTTGATAAGTAAATGATCTATGTCTTAATATCTGTGCTGCTAATCCTCTGGTAGTACTAATCTCCAGAGTCATGTGTGCTTGCTCAAAGACTGACCAGTGACCGTGCTTTATGCAGTATCCTAGTAACCCAGCTACCTTTGGATTGTCTTGATTCTTTGGGTTGCTCACTCTTGCCACGTACCCCATTGTCTCCTCTGCTTTTGGGGTTACTGTTACTAAGTTCACGTTCATGTTGTTTCTCACGTTTTTTAATCATTTTAGCATAGAAGACATCCTTTTTACTGTACCAGTCTGGATGCTTTTTTGCTAGTTTAAGTAGTTTCTTTGCTGCTTTCTTGTCCTTCATTCATTCTAGTCTGGATATCCATCATCATCAAAGACTTCATCATAGTCTGTAAGATGAGGGACTATATCTTCGTATTTATATGCATCCACATCAGAATAAATCTCAGACTCTAAAGAATCTACAAGCAGCTTTAGATTCTTAACTATAAGTTTTAGTTTATCTCTATCCATTATCTCTTTAGAAAGTAATGATTAATTACTTCAATCTGATCATGATACCTAGCAATCTTATCTAACTCCACTTGTATTGCCTCAGTGATATCTGAATGCTCTCCAATACCTGCTGGATGTTCCAAGTAGACTTCTACGTTTGCTTTATGTTTAGCAATTTCTCCCTGTGCATGTGCTAAGACTGCTTTAAGTAGTTGATCTCTCATATGAAGTGCCATACATTTATCTCCTTTTAATAATTATATATTAAAAAAGGGGGTATGTAAACCCCCTTGATTCTTTATGCAGAAGCAAGTTCTTTTTGGAACTTAACACCACGATAGGTTTCTTGAACCTTCACAGTGTTTGATGCTTTGCGTGTATCAGTGTCATACTTGACACCACGGTAAGTGACTTGTGCCATTGTGTTACTCCTAAAGTAATTGGATTTTTAGCCCCGTTCCTTTAGTCATGTGCGTCCCCTAAGGGATGAACGATCCGTTCCGTGACTTACTTGCGACCCTTGTGGGTTGAACGTATTAGTATGTTAGCATACCAAAACTATATAGTCAAGCTCTTTTGTATTATGTGATACCAAATCCTTTTACTACCTTTTCTGCATGTTTATTGTGCTCTTTCAACTTAGTCATCCAGATCCTTTCATCAAGAGTCACCTCACCATCAGTTGATACCACCCTACAGCAGATATCAACTAGCTTGTTGTAATAGTTGTTGCTTAACATGTTGAATTGCTGCTGGTAGTATGGCATATTCTTTTCTTTGAATAGCCTTAGTCAATGATTTAATAGTATCTTCTGGAAGTATAGGAACTTCTGATTGCATTATAACTTCACCACCATCTAATTCTTCATTGACATAGTGTACACTACATCCAGTAAATTCTTCTTTATTATTAATTGCCTGTTCTACTGCATGTAATCCTTTATACTTTGGCAGTAATGATGGATGTACATTAATAATAGGAACAGGAAAGGCAGAAGGATTCTTAATGATTCTCATGTATCCTGCGAGGATTATGAGATCTACATTCCATGCCTTAAATAATTCTATCATCTTATCTTCATCTTTGGCATTGACATAGCAATGTGGAATGCCAAACTTTGCTGCTCTCTTAAGAGCACCACAATCTTTTTTGTTGTGAATCATTATCACAACCTCATCTCTACTACAAGTGCGAACTATGTTCTCGAAGTTGGTTCCGTTACCAGAACACATAATTCCCAATCTCATACTGTTTCCTTGCCTCCATATTTTATGTAGAGTTTTTTAACTTGTTCTTTATCCACACCACAAAGATTTATGGAGTTATGTAAGCATACCCTTATACATTCTCTATCACTTACTGGTGCTCTCTGTCTCCATCCATCTTTATCAATATATGTTTTTGCACCAGCAAATCCATAACCAGAATCTTCTCCACCTGCTTCTACTTTACTCATTCTTGCAACTCATCCAATCTATAAGGTGAAGCATTATATCCAGTATTATACTCTCTTAATGCCTCTATCATAATCTCCTTTAACTCCTTCCTTTCCTTCTCATCAAAGATAGGCCACACCTTAAAGTTTGCTGGTGGATAGATGGGATTACCCTTCTCATCTCTAGGATATATGTTGTCCTTACCCCTGTAAGCAGGATCAACAGGACCACTCATCCCTTGTGTATCAATCTTACTCATAGTGGATTACCATGCTTATCAACTAGACCCATCTTCTGAACCTGACCTAGATTAGACTTTTTAAATTTTTTAATCTGCTTATACTCTTTAATAAGTTTATCTACTGCATCCTTATACACCTTAACATTTAATTGTTTAGCTTCATCACTAACAAATCCCACTCCACTATCCTCTTTACCTTCTTGAGCCTCTAGATAATCATTAATTCCGTTCTGAATCTCACCTTCAATGATATCATTAATCTGAGCTTTCAGTTCTTCATCTTTCATTTCTTTTTCCTCTTCACTTTTTTCTCTGGTGGAATTGGTTTAGCATTCCATAAAGAAGGTTTTACATTTCCTTGAGCCCAATCTATCTTCTGCAATCCTTCCTTATACTTATCATAATACTGATCAAATATATCTGTCTTACTATCAGCCATGACTATATCATAAGTCATCTTATCTTCCTCAACA